CTTGCTCCTTGGAAGGGTTGAGATCTTTGAGTATATTTAAATCCTAATAAATCTAAACCAGTTGTATAAGCTTGTTCCCATTCTCTTCTTGAAGCTCTGTAATCTTCGTATTGTTGATAAAGCTCCGAAGCTAATCTGCCCGTAATTTCATCTCCCACTAATTCTGCTAAATTTGTAAAATGATCTTCTCCACCAGAGGGTGAAACTTTTCCTGGTTCAAAATCAATCTCTACTGAACCATCTTCATTTTCCTGAACATCAACTCCAGGATCTGCTTGATTCTGTTGATTAAGAACTTCTATTTCTAAATCTTCTTCTGGATTAACTTTTACCTTTTCCCGATTATTAGGGAGCGCTTTGTCTATTTCTGCCATATAATTCCTACGTTAACCTACTCTAACTTGTTTTACATCAGAAGGCAACCCCATGATTCCTTGCGGATTAGGCCCTGCTAATGGAGGTACTAAAGATTGTCTTCTTGCAATAGCTCCGGTTTCAACTTCTCCACCTGTATTAAATCCTTTTTTATGTCTTTTCATCATATCGCTTCTTTGTGTTGCTACCATGATAGCTTCTTCTCTATCTTCATGAACACTCGTAGGTTCAATTTCTCCCCTTAAAATCATTTCTGTTAATTGATCTTCAGTATATGCTCTTCCATCATGAATACTTGGAATATTAATCCACATTCCTCCCATAGGAATGGTCACCGATTTTTCTGATACTTCTTCTCCAGTTGGAGTCGTATAAACACGCCTGTCATATTGTGTTACTTCGTCTGTTGGAGTTCCAACTAAACCTTGATCCGCATATCCAATTCTTCCACCACCAGCTTTTTTAGTAGGGTCTTTTGTTTGTTTATACTGATAGTCTGCTAAAGGAGTTATATTTTCACTTTCATCCCACGTTGCATCTGGAAATTGGTGCTCAGTTTGATTATGAGTTTTAAAATCTTTAGTGTCTTCTGGTCCCATACTTCTCATATCAGGTTCTACATATTCAAATGTAGGTTTTTCTATTTCAACTTCTAGATTGTCTGATGCAAATGGATGTTCTGGATCAGCACCATATTTTTGAAATCCTGTTTCACCTGGTCTATAGGTGATAGATCTTTTTAATCCTCCACCCTCGTCCATTGGCCAATCAATCATAATTTCCCCACTTAAAGGATTTTGTTCCATAGTTACTTTTTTACCGTTTAAGGTAATAGTATAAATATCTCCGTTGACATAATCTTTATCTGCCATCTCCACTAATTTTCCTTGTTCTTTAATTTTAGAAATTAATCTTGGGAACCATGCCGGCATTCCCTCGATACTACCAAATTGTTTTGTTCCTGCTTCTAAACCTTTTGTAAGAACTTGTTCGGTTGCTTTTTTTCCGCCTGTTTTAAATAACCCTGAAGTTCCAGCCGCTACTCCCCCTGCAAGGCCCATTAACCATTTTAAAAATCCTCTTCTGTCCATGCCGCCTGTCTTCATGCCAACTCTTCCGCCTTCATTAAAGAAATCAAAATCATCAGCTCTATCTAAAACTCTCGCATCTCGTCTTTCATCTTGGAATATATCAATTTCTCCCTCCATTCCTTTTAAGACTGCTCTTTGTTGAGTAGGATCTAAAGTTTGTCCTCTTAATGTCATTTCTTGATCACCAAATAATCTATTGCCTAAACCAAATGGTAAACTTCCCTGAAGAATAAGAGACATATAATTGTTTGCATCTTCTTCTGAAATTTTTCCTCTAGCTCTCATTGAATCTACAATTGCTTTTCCATCTCGGTAATCTTTGTATTGAGCATAACCAAAACTTAAAGCTCCTAAGCCAAGAGTTAATGGTGCTGATATTAAACCCGCTGCAACTGTAGCCGGTAAAAGAGCAGCGGCTCCAAGTCCTATGGCAGCTCTCTTAGCTAATGTACCTAAACCTTTTTTAGCGACTTGTTTGGCCCCAGGAGAACCAATAACTGATTCAGTAAGTTTTTTTAATGCAGGTTTAAGTCTTTTTTGAAATGCTAAATCTGTTCCTGTAGCTGCAGGAGACATCATGGCTGCTCTTAATCCTTTAGGTAAATTTTTCCAACCTTCAACTGTTTTTAATCCTTTTAAGCTAATTCTTTGGTCAGGACTTAATTTATCATAATAAGCTTTTACTTCAGCTATACTTTTTGGACCTCTAATTCCTAAAGCCCATAATGCATTAAGGGGATCGGTAGCCATTTCTCCAGCTTCCATTCCTTGTTTGTATTGCCACATTTTTTCTGGAATCATCATGGCTGGAATGGCTGCTGTCCAACTTGTTAAATATCTTCCTCCTGGTAATCCTGCTTTAGCTAACCCTTGTCCTGCTCCTAGCATAATGGGTAAAGCTGCAAATCCTGATTTACCTGGATTGTCTGCAATCCAGTTTAATATTCCTTGTTGAGTTTCTGGATCTCCTGTTTCTGTGTTTACAAATTCACCCGTTGTTTCATTATATTTCATAGACTGGTCCGTGATC